GAGAGTGTTGTTTTAGCATTCGGACCAGTGTGTATGTAAATTCACTTAAATCGGCAAACATGCCCAATGTTTCGTCCATGTCAAAGACGGCAATGCGCATTACGGCGCGGTCGGCTTCCATTTTAATTCGAAATCAGTCAATCAATCAATCAATCAACCCAATCTAATCTAAACAAACAAGCACACAAACAAACGCTCGTAAGTAATTAATTATAATATTACGATATTTTATATTTTAGGATTAAATTTAGTATTTCTATTCATCCGACATAACTACAGAAATAGAAATAGTCTTGCATGCCGCAGCAACTCACGCGTCGAAAGTGTGAAAAAATACTTCGGTTTTATAAAAAACCGCTCGGTAGAAGTGAGTCGTTAGTTGCGGTGCGGAATAAAACCAAGGCAATCCTTCGCGAAAAAATGTGCAGGTGCGTGAACGCGCTGTACAAAGGCACCCCATCAAGCGAGCCGTCCGAGTTGCGCCCGTATTCGGATTCCGTAGCAATATGCAAGCGCAGCGTCTATACGAGAAAGGGGCTGACGCCGCCAAAGTTCACGTGTCGGCTGCGGCCCAAAAAATAAAAACCTAAAAAATAAAAAATAAAAAATAAAAAATAAAAAATAAAAAATAAAAAATAAAATAATTGACTCATGATTATGTTATTTTGAGACCGAATGATAACATAACAACATAACATAATCTAATCATGAATCTGGCTGACGATAACAGCAACGGCAACAACGACAGCAGCAACAACGACAGCAACAACGACAGCAACAACGACAGCAACAACGACAGCAACAACGACAGCAACAACGACAGCAACAATGTTCGCGTCGAAGAAGCCATTGAAAACGCCGGACCAACCACTGAGCCCATCATAAACAACAACACCGCCAACAGCGCCAGTAGCAAAAACAAAAACAAGGGCACTGGCGCCGGCGGAAAACAAACCAATTTCTACGGAAAAATGTTTGAAGCAAAGACAAACAACAGTGACCGACTGATTACTCAATTCGGGTTTGTTCCAATGGAGTTCAAAGGCAATGATTCAGTTCCCATCAGCAAGGACCAATGGGAGTTGAGTGGAAAAAAATACGACTTCTTGCTTCGTTCGCACACACATTCTCATTCTGACAACAGCAGCAACAACAAGAACAATGACAATCGCAATACTACGGATACGGACACCGTGAAAAGCGAAGTCTTTGTCCTACAAACCGGAATGAAGCGCTACATGATGATGAGGTATGGTGTGCAGATGTTTCGATTCCCAGATGAAGCCTACATTATCGAAACGCGGTCTGGGTCCGAAACCCGCTTGACCGTAAAGATACTGGAAAAAAAGGAGCAGCAAGTACAGGGTTCAGTGGACATAAAACTGTGGGCCGGTCCTTCCCTGAAACGCGAATACGAGCTGGTACTGCAACCTGACATGCCCCCTGGATGCACGGTAGAAGTCCATTACGGCTTCTGCTTGAGCACATTCCTGGCCGACAAGCTGAAATCGGATAAAAAAAAATACACGACATTGAACACAATTCTTGGTGAACACAATATCGCGGTGTTATTCGGAGACGATGCAAATTACTTTGAGAGGCTGGACGCGTGGACTGCACTTGAACCCGGTCCTATACGTGAACCTGAACCGGACGCAGTTGCGGTGGTTGCGCTGAATGAAGCGAACAACTAATTACCTAGCGTACATCAGGCCGCAGTTGCCGGACACGAACGTCAGCACGTTGTAGCGCTCCTCAATCAGCGTCATGTCGAACATGTAGTTGTAAATACGCCAATTTGTTTTATTTACACCGATGGGCAGGCCGGTAGTCGGGTCGCAAATCATGTGAAACGACGCGTTCGGGTCAAGCGACGGGTAAATCGTCGACAGCTCCAGCTCCACTTGCGTGAACTTGCTCATGTTGACCGCGCCCGACGGCTGCAAGTCTTGCGGGTCGGTATTAATGCAAAAATTATAGCAGTACAGCCCCGGCGGCGGGTTGCCGTTGGTGCGCACGTATTTTTCTACATAATTGTAAATCCCTGCATCCAGGATGTTCTCTCGGTACTTTCCGTTGAAAATGATGCCCATGGTGTTGAGAATTTCGCGCTGGTTTTCGGGTTCGAACAAGCCGGTGGTATAAAACCCGGTTCGCCGGTTACTCGAGGTGTGCGACTCCACGCGGCCCGCTTCGTCCATGCACGGGTTGCGTCCGGGGCCGAGGCGGTACGACGTTCTAGACGTGAGCGGTTCCCCAGTTATGCTGGAAACTTGGCGCGGCGCCCAGCCCTCCGTCGCAGCGCGGTCGGACGTGTATCCTATCTCGCCCGGCACAATGTCGCGCGGCAGGTACTCGTACGGCCAGTTGCTATAGTTGCTCCACTCGTTTCGAAGAAACGCGTCGCTCCGCCGGAAAAAAAACATCCAACTGGACACCATACCCAGCGTGTTTTCCAGCTTGACCCGTGTGTTCCCCGTAACGTCTTTGAAATCCCACTCGTACACCGCTTTTATCAGGTACTTTTGCTCGTTTGCGGCGAAGGCGGCGGTCTCCTCGGCGGATAAAAACCCGTAGGTGGCAATCATGTGCACGTCGGCATTCCAGTCGGTGCGCTTGTCGGTGTACGAGTCCGCGCTCAGCTCCACGTCGGGCGGCGTCTGCAGAAACCGGTACATCTGGTGCTCGGTCAGCGTAAAGTTGGGCTGCACGTACGGCCACTCGTTATCCGGGTCGGTCACGTCGCGAATGGTGTACAGCTCCTTCACGGGGCGAATGGTGACGTCGATTTGCAGCGTGTTGTACTGGAGACACACCAGCGGGAACGCCATCTGGCTGCTCATGGTGAACCACGTGTTGATGGGGATGTAGATTTTCCTGCCACGAATGGAGGGCTCGGCTCCCCGCTGGCTGGGCGTGTAGTACGCGTTCGGGTACTGGTTCACGCGCGCACCGCAGCAGCCGGGGTCGTTGAGCTCCGGCACGTTGCCGGTCATTTGGTCGTACAAGTCGCGTTTTGTCGCGGGGTAGTCGCGCTGAATCATGGCCAGCAGGTAGCTGCCCGAAAACTTTTGCAGGATTTGCCCGCCCACCGAGATGGTGATGTCTTTAATCATCTGCGTGCCCAAGTTTTTTATCCACTTGAATTCGTACGGTGCCCACCGCTCCTTTTCTGAGTTGGGCGGCATGATGGGGCTCCAGATGGTGGGCAGCGTAATGCAAATGTAGGTGTCCATGAGCAGCTCCGCGTAGCGCGGCATGTAGAATGTGAACTTGGACTCCTCCGTCATGCGCAGCTTGCGCTGTCCGTCGAAGTCCACGCGGAACTTTTGAAGACCGAAGTTTGTGTATTTTTTGTACGTGGTTTTAAAAAACGATTTTTTAGGATTCCCGTTCAAAATTGTGTTTTGGTTTCCGTATGCAATGATGTTTAGTAATCCGCCGGGCATTATGGAGTTTCTTATTATATGTGATGTATGCGTTAATTGCGTTAATTGCGTTAATATGCGTTATACGTTATACGATATTTATACGATATACTTAGTTACATTATAAATTATATTTTATTTTGTTTTTTGTTTATATAGTATAACACTGCGAACCATAGAATAGATAATAGACAGTAATAATAAAAATTAATAGTAACAATAATAACAATAACGAAATAAATGTCAACCTCGTCAGTATCGTCGCCGGCACCAGGAACAGCCGCCCCGGGAGGCCCTGCCGGACCAGGACGGTTTGCAAGGTTTAAAACGGCCGCAGCGGTTGTCGGAGTCGGGGCACTCGACAATGTGGCAATTATAACAAACGCGGTCGTAAAAAAGGTGTCGGACTTGCCGCCAATGCAAGCGCACCTGTATGGGATGATTATACCAATTATTTTAATTATAGTTCTAGTCGCGGTGTTTGTAAATATAAACGGCAAGAAGGACCGAAATGACAGTAATATGAAGTCGCTTTATCCGGAACAAGCACGGTTGAGCGGAATCAACGACTACGACGAAACGTACGACTATCTGTTGCGAGACTACTACATCAAGTCCGCGTACAATTGCTGCAGCTCCGGAGACTACGCAAACGACTTTGTTTCCCTAGAAGCGCTAAACTGCGTCATACGGCAGGGAGCTCGGTGTTTGGACTTTGAAATATACTCGGTGGACGGCATCCCCGTAGTTGCAACTTCTGGAAAGCCGGAGTTTACCATGAAGGAGGCATACAACTACGTCGCGTTTTCGGATGCGGTGGATACGATAACGTCCATGGCGTTTACGGGCGGCACCGAAAATTCACCCAATCCGTCCGACCCCCTCTTCCTCGGACTTCGTATAAAGAGCAACAACATTATGATATACAACTCGATTGCCGATATACTCAACAAGAAACTTGCGAGCCGGCTGCTCGACCCCCGATACGGGTACGCGTTCTACGGCGACAGCATTGGCAAAATCAAGCTGTCCAATTTTATGAATAAGGTTATCATTATCCTGGACGAAACGCCGTCAACGGATACAAGCCGTAACATTCGAGCTGTCTACAAAAAAACGCGGCTGTACGAGTTCGTCAATCTTGCTGTGACGTACCCGTCGTCCAAAATTACGTTTCGCGACGTGAAGGAGCCGCCCAACGTTGAAGTATTTAAAGAGAGCAACAAAAAAGAGATGAAGTACGTGGTACCCGACCGGTCGAACCGCTCGGAGAACTTGTACCCCGCGGCGGACGCGTTCAACAGCGGGTGCCAATTTATATGCATGTCATTTCAAAGCGACGACGCACCGATGACCGCGTACAACAAGGTGTTTGAAGAAGCGGGTTCTGCGTTCAAATTGAAACCGCCCGAGCTGCGGTACGTGCCAATCGTGCTGAAGGACCCAATCCCTGTCGACCCCAGCAAGACGCTCACATCCACGTACACGGGAACAACGCCCATGGGAACCACTGTAAATGGGTAAATGGCAAATAACTACCAGCATCAGTTGTTTCTCACTGCTTCTCCACATTATTTAATATTCCTATGAGTCTAGCCTGTTCCCGCTCTACGCGGATTCGCCGTGTCGCTTCATCATTCCAAGCTTGCCACAATGACCACATTTCTTGACTCTTTTGTATTGTTATATTGTTATATTACTGTTGTAATTTTACGCGTATATTCGGTATTCGTTTCGAATAATTTTCAATTTTATTTTTATAATTTTTATTTTTATCAAACCTAAAAAATTATAAAAATATTGTGACAAAGTAAGAATCGTCTTGTTCGTTTGTTTGTTTGTTTGAAAAAAAATGTCAAACCCTGCAACTGTAACGCCTGACCGCCTGAAATCTATAGAGGAGCGCGAAGTCGAGATATTAAGAGCGGCAGTCGACAAACTGGAGTCGCGCGCCGGTAAAAAGGTGGCGCAAGGGCCCGAAGTGCAGAAAATCATCAACCGTCTCGAACGGTTTTTACAAGAAAAAAAACTGGTGTGCTACGGCGGAACGGCCATTAACGCCATGCTCCCCGAAAAGTACCGGTTTTACAATAACGATATTGAAGTACCTGACTATGACTTTTATTCGCCCGACGCGCTGGAACACGCCAAGGAGCTGGCCGATATTTTTTTCAAAATGGGGTACAATGAAGTGGAAGCCAAATCTGGGGCGCATCCCGGTACATTCAAGGTGTTTGTCAACTTTATGCCGTTTGCGGATATAACGTACATGGACCGCGCCCTGTTTGATGTGCTGTCGGCGCAGGCCTACATAAAAAACGGCATCCGCTACGCGCCCACCAATTTTTTAAGAATGGCCATGTACTTGGAGCTGTCGCGCCCGGAGGGCGACGTATCGCGTTGGGAAAAGGTGCTCAAGCGTCTCACGCTGTTAAACAAAGTGTACCCCATGGAACTGGGCAGTTGTTCAAAAATGGAGCTGCAGCGTCCAATTGACGATGACGGGCTCGATTCGGTGGCGTCCGAGGCAAGGTCCGATACCAGTTCTGCGCATGAATCTAAGAAGCGCCAAAAACTGCTGGAAGAGAAACTCAAGATGCAGCGAAAACAAACCCATGATAAAATCTACGAACTCACCCAAAACGTGCTGGTGAACAGCGACATCGTGTTCATTGGCGGTTTTGCAGATATTCTGTACACCAAGTACTTGCCCAAGAACGAGCAGCGCAAGCTGACCAAAAACCCCGAGTTTGACGTCATGTCCAATAAACCGTACGAACTGGCAAAGCTGATAAAGCTCACGCTCAACACGAACGGCATACACGGCGTTACCGTGGAGAAGATGCAGCCGATTGGCGAAATTGTGCTGGACCATTACAAGGTCGCCGTCGGCAACAACATCATCGTGCTGATTTACAAGCCCACCGCGTGCCACAGCTACAACGCGGTGAAGCTGAACGGAAAGCTCATCAAAGTGGCCAGCATTGACACCATGCTCATGTTCTACCTCGTGTTTTCGT